TCTCAGCCGACCCACTACTGAGTCGAGTAGTTGAAGTTGATGCCAAATCATTTCACGAATTTGCACATCCTCTAAATCAGTCGCAGCAAACTCTTCCAACAATGCTTTCTTCACATCCTTGATGGCCATGGGGAACAGTGTGGAGTTCATCACACTACGAAGCACCTCACACTGCCGCAGCATCATCTCATCGCGGTCAAGTGGAAGTGACAGACGGCTCATACAGATCCCTCATTGAATTTCAGGCATGCTCTTACAACAGCGTGGAACATCCAGTCTTTCTGTTTCTGGTTCACATCCAGTTTAGAGTAGTCCACCATACACGGATGCTCTTTGCGCTCTACATTCTTGAGAGGAGCGTAGACCCATCCATACTCAGCACGAGTTTCCACCCATTTAGCATGAAGTTGCTCGGGTGTTATGTCAGGGTTGTCCAGCACGGCGTTGACGCCCATGACAGTGGAGATTTTCTGCCACTCGGGAGCATCAGCCCACAGCACCTGAGTCTTATCACCGATGTGGTGACAATACCGGCAATGCGTATCGTGTACTATCTGGGCTATGTCGTACAACTGCAATATCATTGCGTTACCTGATTACTAGCATTTTCACGAGAAACTGCCAATTTGGTTTGATTATCCAATTCTACCTTCTTAGAGTCCACTGCAAACTGCTGGTTGGCCGCATCACGCTTCTGATCATCGGACCAGCCGGCGATCGTCAACTTGGTGGACATCTCGGCTCTCATAGCTGTCATGTCCAGCTGATGTTGCTGCTGCATCGTGGCAATCAGTTTCGACTGTTCCGCTTGCAGCTTTGCCATGTCAGACTGCTGCTGAGACATAATTTTAGCCTGGTTGACCTGAATATCACTTTCAGCCTTGACCTTCGCGGCTCCAACCAAGTCAGGAGCCTGCGGTCCCTTAGAAGCTGCCGCGGCGGCTTCCTTCTGCTGCTTATCAAGAGCTTGAAGAGCCTCTGTAGGCACAATCGGGAAGTACTCCTGAACATTCTTGATGCCGGACATCTGCAAAATGGTCTTGTAAGTGTTCCGCAGGTTATTCCAGCCCGACAGCGGGTTGGCAGGTCCCAGTTGCTGTACTATGGCCTGCTGCACCTGAGCGATCATCCCCAGCGCCATGGACTTTTCTTCCATGCGGCCGTTGCCCAGGCCCACGTTCACACTGACGTTGACCTGGTCGTGCCAGAAGTCCGGGCGGACTTCACGGTAACCCGTCGTTGTCTTGACAGACTGGGGTCCCTTCAATTCGTACATTGCAGTGCGCAGGATGGCAAGGAACAGCCCCTTGATACCCGTCTCGCCTAAGTTCCTTGCCATCATCTCCAGACGGGCATCGGCTCCTTGCACAGCAGCATTTGAGGCAACGCGAGTTGTCGATTGCAAAGCGTCTGGGGAGAGGCCTTGACTCAACTTGGTGACGCCGCTGCGCTGCTCTGACACTGAGTCCAGGTACTGCAGGACTGGCAGTGTCTGTCCAGCGACAAACGGCGTTGTCAGTTCAGTAATCCCACCCGATTGAGTCACGCGTACAATTGCGCCAATCTCGTTGTTCTTGACGTCCTCAAGGTTGACGTAATTCTCATTGACTTCAGTCCGCGGGCTGTTGACCAGCGCAGTGTTGTCGAGGATGCTGCGCATCAACGCCGTTGATGCGTCCTGGTCCGCCATCATGTCCTCGCCCAGGCATATTGGGAAGAACACATGGGGTTGAAGATCAGCCAAGTAGATGGCCAACGGCACGAAGTCGCACACTTCGTCGTGAATTAGTTCAAAGTTTGAGCCGCCAGTGAAGGCGTGGTGAAGTTCTGCAACGCCGTCGCCATCCGCATCCAGCCAGTACCACACTTCGCAAATCAGCAACGTGGCAGACATGGGATCATTCGGCAGCGACGTGTAGTCCAGATCGAAGTCCTGAATGTTGTAAGGTGTGCGCTCTTGACGTTCAGACGTCATCTGATCGCTGGCGTCTCCACCGCTGCCTGCTATCTCCAGCAGGTCTTCTAAATCAAGTCCGATGCGGTGCGCTTCATACACAGTCATGTTGACACGTGTACCAACCACCCTGCAGTCATCGATGCAAGTAGCTGTGCTGTCGATGAAGAAACTCTCAGGCGGGATGGGGTCTAAGTGCCAGATCTTGCGGATGGACTTCTTAGACAACACGACAGCCACATTGCCATTCTCGTCCGGAGGCGATTGACTAGCAATTGTCGAACCGTCCTCCTGCAGCATATCAAGACCTTCTTGGTCCGCCACAGAGACTGTCCGATGCGCTGGGAGCTCCTTTTGCTCCAACCACACCTTAGTGACCCCTACACGTGCTTTGAGAGCGTCTGTGGAGCCTATAATGAGCGCTTTGTACCCGCCGTACTTCTGGTAGACATTGTTGACGAACAGCGTCTGATCTTGGCAAATCTGCTCGTCTTCTTCGTCCTCAGATGAGAACTCAGCCACGGGCTCACTCTGCGTGAAGATCCGCGCCACTGACGGGATAACTGACTTAACAGTGTCCCGCACCTTGGTGATAATGATGCTAGAGCGGCCCTTTTCGAACGGCAGACCCGTCTCGCCTTGGTAATACTTGTCCACGTTGATGCGGATTGGACTGATTTGGCTGTCGATAAACGCAGTAGCTTGCGTGATCAAAGTCTGGACAATGTCGCCAACCTGCTCCTCATCCATGGGCTGCAGTATTTTATTGACCTCGGCTTGGTCCTCGAGGGCGTCATCTTCTTCCATCATTGCCTGGACGTACGGCATCAGAACGTGTATCCGATCTTACGCTGTGCGTTGCTCATTGACCTGCTGAACCCGCGTGCTGCAGTCGCTTCCGGCGTCTGCTTTCTGCCTTTGTTCGACGTGCCCATAGTCTTTGCGCCTACCACAGTTTTAGCAGCAAAGATAGGATCTTTATGTCGGGCTGTCATACGAGCTGAACTGCGTGCAGCATTTGCAGCAGCATACACGGGATCTTGATGCAGTGCAGTCAACTGCTTTGACATTCTCACAGACATCCGCGCTGCGTTTTCAGGCACGTCGTGAATGCTCTCGAACCCACCGCCGCCCTTAGTTAAGTTCAAATCGGGCTGCATGCAGCTGATAAAGTGCTTTTCCCAGTAGTTGAGATGCTGCTTTTCGACTACGATCAGTATCTTTTTGTCCGTAATGCCGTACTTGTTGAAGCAGCATTGCAGGAATGGATTAGTCGTCGCGCATTTCTGCTTAGTCATTTCTCGCTGGTGGTCGTTCCAGCGGCGCTCAATGTTTGTAGACTTGCCAACATACTTACGGCTGCCGATGGTCAGTTCATAAATACCGCAGGTCATGCGCTATGCTACCACTTTCAGGTTCCTGATGATAGGCTTAGACCAGTCAGACTTGTGGACGGGTGGCAGCCCCATGACTGCAGTCCTGAACGCATCCGCGCCGTGGGATGCAAAATCGTGAAGAGGCCTTGGTGAGTAGGTTCTCAAGTTTTCACTGTAGTCCGTCCGGTAGCTGCGGAGCATATGCAGACCGGCCGCAGTGTCATTAATGTCGAAGTAGCACCTGTTCAGGACTTGCCTCACAGCCTCGATCCCGTCCTCCACAGCTGACCTGCGGACGATCTGCGTCCTGAACCCACGCTCTTCAAAGTACTCCCTGCGGCTCTTACCAGTCTGTAGCTCCCTGGCCTCAGCGTCGTGTGGCAGCAGCGTCGTGTTAATCTTGTACGGGAGGTCCAGCAGCACATCAATGTAGTGCCCCAGTGCCTTGCCCGACCCCTCGTAGTACTTGAGCCAGTGCCACTCCATCCCCACCAGCTGGAACACCCACAGCGCTGTGCTGTCTCCGATCCCAAGGTCGAACGCTGCGTATGTGTTGACTGACCTGTCATGTGGGACTGTCCGCACTCTGCCTTCAGTGTACGCCAGCACGATGTCCTTGGCATAGTACGCGCCCTGGCTAGCTTGTAAGTACTCGCCTTCCCAGATGTGCATTGCTGCCACTGGGTCATTAGCCATGTCCCTGTCTTTATCCTTAACCAGCTCCGCGCTTATCCACGGGTTGTCCCGCCAGTTAGCAATGATGGAGATCACGTCCGGGTCGTTGGCGTTGACGGTGAAGAACTTGTCAACCGGATCCTCTGCGTATCTTGGGTTCCACGAGAACCACAACTCTGAGCCAGGGGCACGTATAGTAGGATAGAGCACGTCAAAACTCCGCTGGCGAAGCATCTGCGCTTCTTCGATCCACGCGATGTCGAACCCTTCCATACTCTTCACTGAGTCAGACGTGTGGTCCTTCATCCCACGGAACGCTATGTAGCTACCGTTGGTGTGTTTGATGTCCACGTCCGTGACTGTGAACCCAGGCAGTTGCATCGACTGTATCAGTAGAGAGAGTAGAGCGTGCACTGAGTCCTTGATGGAGGTCTGCACCTCTCTGACACAGAGCACTCGCGTTTGTCTGCCCATGATGCGACTGAGGACCTGCGACGCAAAGAAGTAGCTTTTGCCCGAGCCACGACCACCACGAGCCCCCTTATAGCGCCTTGGGGCTAGCAACGAAGTGAATACTCTTGCAATCGGGAACGCTATCTTGCTGCTAGGCTGCTTCATCTGGTTCTTTATTCTTCACTATCGTCAACATCGGGGGTTGTTTGGGATCGTGAACCATGTACACAACCTCTGTCACCAGCGCTCCGCCTTCTGCTCCAGTGACCTCGTTCATGACCCTATCACCCCAACGTGACGGTCTTAGACGTGACGCAGTCCATTTCCTAGCATCAATCTGCATCCGTCTCCAGTTTGCCGTGTCTGGATCAGTGTTTGCTGGATCATCTGCCATGACGATGATTTGATCGACAAACGCGTCCGCTTGCAAAGTGCGCGCTGCTAAATATCTCTCATTTGCCCCAGGGTCATCCATTATCCACGTGTTGAACTTTGAAATCGATGGCATCCGTGGTTTTTCGTCTAAAATCTCTATCAGTGTCCTCCCAGTGGAGATCGCTGTGAGAATTTCCACGAACAAGTCTTCATCGTACTCACTGGGACCGCCATAGGGCGCTACAGAGTGGTCTCCAGATGCTCTTTTTGCTCTTGCCCAGGTTGTTCGGGCCTCAGAGTACTTGAACTTGAGTTCTGGCATTGCGTCAAACCAGTTGCGAACTACTCCCCACGCTGGGAACCGCCGCGATGACTGCACAATTGAACTAGTTGTCCGACCTTCAGCCACCAGCGCCATCATCTCGTCAAAGATTGCCTGGTTGAACACTTTTGGTCTGAGCGCCATGTAACGCCGATATACATGGCCTTGTGGTAATGTAAATCCGTGGGAATTCAAGAAATAGTTGGTAGCCACGGCAGCAGCCTCTGCAGGGACCCCTCACAGTGTCCGTTGGGGCGGGGGTGGGGGGCTCGAGCTCGCCACCCAACGTGCACAACGACCGCCGCTCGGGACCGCAGGGGGCCATGTACGCCGGATGCGATTAGTGCCTTAGAGCTTGAAGTTAACCACATTTAGGTTAACTTAGAGCTTGAAGTTAACCACATTTAGGTTAACGTGCGCGGTATTGAACGGCTGTTCATTGATTGAGTAGTCATTGAACGGCTGTTCATTGATTGAGTAGTCATTGAACGGCTGTTCAACGTACGCGGAGTGCGTCGGGTTTGCTAAGGTAGCGAGGGCTCGATTACGACCACGGCCTCGCTACCTTCATCAACTTACGGCGTACAAGGCGCAATACATGACAATAAAGAAGAGTGCAAGTTCAATAAGCGACATGGTAGTTCTCCTTCAACGTGATGAGGCGTGGCTTGATTACCACGCCTCCTTGAGTGCTATATGCCGTATTCCGATCTCAGGTCGGCCACCATGCATCGGACTTCTTCTTGATAGTCAGCATACCGGCTCCAATCATCACCAGCGAGTCGATCGACCTGCTTAGGAGTGAGTTCATGAAAGACGGCATAGAGGTTGATAATGCTGCCATCCAGGTAGCGAGGTAGAGCTTTGAATTTCTTGTTGGTCACGTTGTTCTCCTTTGAGTTAACTAGTGCAGTATATCAGGTCTTGAACTAATGTACACTAAATAATGAGAAAAGAGTGAAGTATTTTCATACCTCACTCTCATCATTCAGGCATACAACCAGCCATCCTTAATCGCACCTTCAATGGCATCCTTGATATTCATGCCATAACCTGACCACATCTTCTTTCCACGGTACCAGGCCACAATCTGCTTCCTTTCCGACTTCTTGTTCACAGCACCCTTGTAACCTGTTCCCAAGTACATGAAGATGCTGCCATTTTCGTCCCAATTCCTCACTATCCAAAACCTGGAATAGTTGTCAGCAGACTCGAGGCCTGCGGTTGGCTGGATTTCCATTGTGCTCTGGACATGCATTGAGTGTCCAGTTGAAGTTCCAATCATCATTTTAGTTCTCCTTGGTTGATATTGAGACCAGAATATCAGGTTTCAAGATTATGTACACTAAATAGTGAGAAAAAATCAAAAATAAGTACACTGTCAGATGACCCGTGGCAAGCTTTCTTGAATTCTGTGATGTTTCCTACCTGAAGTTCTCGAACCTATCCTGCCTATGAATTCTTGAATGCGTGAATGTTTCCTGTCAGGAAACAAGGAAAATAGGTCCAGAAATACCCATTTTGACACAATCTGGACCCACTCTGCAGATGACCCGTGGCAAGCTTTCTTGAATTCTGTGATGTTTCCTACCTGAAGTTCTCGAGCCTATCCTGCCTATGAATTCTTGGATCTAAATGTGTACAATGACAGAAACCCATAGCAGGCATAGGAAAATAATTCAAGATTACGCATTATTTAGTGTACATAATCTTGAAACCTGATACTATGCTTATATCGAAACAAGGAGAACTACCAGATGAAAGTCAAGTTTGAACTGGTCTACAACAATGAAGTCATCAAAACCTCTTCCACATACTCAGGCGTGGAAAAGTTCGGATCTTCAATCATGGTACTGAGTCATGAAGTCATCATCCAACTTACTGCCATTGACAACCAGGACGGAGGTACAAGTATCGAGATTGCTAAGTATGATGCCAACAAGGGACAGTTTATCCGGACCTGCTGATTGCCTAGTACTTGGGAGCCTGAGGTTCCCAAGACCTAGACAATCAACCCAAAGGAGAACTACCAGATGCTTACAAGTAAAGATGTTACTGAATTTG